ATGCCCCGATCAACGACACAGAGACGCCCACCGGTCAGCACAAGGCTGGCCGGACGAGAAACGGGCGAGAAGTTGAGCACGAACAAGAACAAGAACACACGAGACATCGTCAAGCAGCTGTGCATGGACCTCGGGTACGACCCGAACCACGTGAGCGCGATTAGGTGGAGCGGCACGACCATCGAGGTCGAGCGCGCGATCTGGGACGAGGACAAAGACGGTCCACGTCTCGTCAAGTACACGGACCCGTTCACGGGCGAACGGTCCGGACAGTTCCTCCTCACGACGGACGAGATCGAGGTCCGATGATGGCGTACTACACGGACCCGGACGGCCAGCAGGTCCACTTCCAGGCGGACATCGACGACGTGTACACCGCGATTCAGCGTCTCGCGAAGGCGACAGAGGAACGGCTCGCGATCGAGCAGGCGGCGTTCACCTGGACGCAGGGGATGTACCAGCAGCAGAAGCGGACAGCGGACGCGCTTGAGCGAATCGCGGACTCGTTGGAGCAGCGATGAGCGCGGTCTACTGGAACGACGAGATCGGGTCGTGGTGGTCTCGCGAGGACGACGAGTTCATCGCGGAGATCGAGCGCTACCTCGCGGAGTCGGACGAATGACGGCGCCAGGATCACGAGGTGCCGCTGAGAGAGGCGTAGAGCCTGAGGCCGGGCGGACAGGCAGGGTCGAGCCGTACCGCCCTTGTATGCGCTGCTTCCGCCCCTCGGCTGTCGGCTGGTGGTGGTGCGCGGACCACATCGAGCAGGGCTGGGCTCCGAAGACGGAGCCGACGCCGGACACGTGGACCAAGTCCACGCACACGAGGTACCACACGAAGCGCGGGGTCTCGGCCCCGGACCGCTGCCCGCTGTGCGCGGCGGAGGCCGAGCGATGAGCGGCGTCGGGTACGACGTACGCAGGCTGCGCGCGCACTGGGCGGCGAGGCTCGCAGCTGGTCCGCTGCCCTGCTCGAAGTGCGGGGGTCCGGTCACGGCGGACAACTTCCACGTCGATCACCTGGTTCCGCGCTCGAAAGGCGGAGCGCCGAACGACGTGAACAACACGTGGCCGTCGCATCCGCGCTGCAACATGCGAGCAGGTCAAGCACTCGGTCAACAGAGTCGACGCGCGAACACACGCGCGGACTCGGATCAAAGACTGCTCGACCTGTGATGCGAACGCAACGCGACGAGTCGCACGCATCCTTTTTAGAATGCACGACAACCCTCGCGACTTCCGTTAACTTTCTCTCTCTATTCCACGATGTGGAAAAGCGGTCCAGAATAGGCACCAAATGAGCACGCTAATCGCGCCCGAATTCAGGGCAATACCGCGGTACATGTCCGCCGTCCCGGACGACGTGCCGCTAGATGCGCCCGAACTCGGCGCGAAGCACCTCGGACTCGATCTGAAGCCCCAGGGCCGCCAGGTCGGCTCGCTCCTGGAGGCGCGGCGCGAGGACGGACGTCCGCTCTATCGCCGTGTCGCCATCCAGTTCGCGCGACGCTCGACCAAGACAACGTCGATCGCTTCGACGCTCCTCGGTCGCTGCCTCTCGACGCCGGGTTACCGCGTGATCAGCACGGCGCAGGACGGCTCCCGCGCGTCGACCGCGCTCCGCGAAATCATGTACATCCTGGACGCCGTCGACCCGGACGGAACGCTCGGACTCTGGGAGACGCGCTGGTCGAACGGCGGCGAGATGATCCTGTTCTCGAACGGGTCTCGCTGGGAGCGTCGACCCCCGAACGCGTCCGCGTTCCGAGGAGCGGCGGCGGACGCACTCTGGTTCGACGAGGCCGGCGAGTACGGACCTGAGGTCTCCGACGCGCTCGTTCAAGGAGCCCTGCCCCTCATGGACACGCGCCAGATGGGCCAGGTCATCATCAGCGGGACACCCGCGCCCAGCCGTACCGGACTGCTGTGGGACTCCATCGTCGCGGCCCAGGAAGGCAAGAGAGGCACCGGAGCACTCGACTACGGCATGGGAGAGGAGGACGACCCCGCCTCAGAGGACGTCTGGTGGCGCTGCCACCCCGGACTCGCCTGTGGCCTCGTGGACATCGAGATCGTCCGTGAGCGCTTCGAGCTGATGCCGCTCCCGGCGTTCATGGTGGAGTATCTCGGCTACTGGCCCAAGGCAGCGCACGACCGCGCCATCGACCCGGACCGCTGGGAGGAGTGCGCGGGAGAGTTGGCCCTGCCGGACACGGACCGCTTCGTGCTGGCGTTCGACGTTCACCCGCAGTCGTCGTCCGCCGCACTCGTCGCAGCCTGGCGCGACAAGAACGGTGTCGCGCGCGTCTCTCTCACCGAGCACAAGCCGGGGACGAACTGGCTCGCCAAGACCGCGAACGACCTCCTCGTGAAGTACCCGAAGGCCCGCCTGATGTACGACGCGGTCGGCGCGAACCTGGACCCCGCTCGCACGCTCGAACGTTCCAAGGTGAAGAACCGTGTGAAGCCGGTCAACTCAAAGGACGTCCAGGCAGGGCAGGCCGCGTTCGTCCGACAGGTCCACGCCGGAGACCTCGAACACCCCAACCAGCCGGGACTCAACGCTGCGGCGGACTGTCTCCAGTGGCGCGAGTCGGCGGAGCGCGGGCGCTGGTTCGGGTTCTCCCGCTCAAAGGGCGACATCACGCCCGTACGTGCGGCGGCAATGGCGCTGTTCGAGTTCGAGAACAACACGAAATCGAGCATCGGTGTCATTCCGAACGCATACACGTAATACAATCGAATAGGTGATCAAACCCTCGCCCCGCCGGAACAAGGTTGCCCGGCGGGGCTTTCACTTGTGCATTGTGTGAATGCAGTCGGCCTAGAAATCCCGATAAAATTGATCTATCCAAGTATCGGGTCATGACAGGCGGATTTTAAGTGGGGCTCTTCACACGTAACAGCGTTGTTGATGCCGCACTTACCGCTACCCACGCGACGGCCCCCCAGGGCGTAGTACCCACCTACGGCATGGGGGGCCTTCCGCTTGCCTCCTCGACCCCGAACAACCTCGCGACGATCGTCCTCCCGGACATCCTCGGAGACGCCTCCTGGCTCCCGCTCTCGCAGGGCGAGGCCATGCAGATTCCGGCTGTCGCCGCCGCGCGAAACCTCATCTCAGGCACCATCGCCCGCCTGCCGCTCCAGGCCAAGAAGGACGGCACCCCGCTCGCGAACCAGCCCACCTGGCTCTACCGCACGAACGGCAACCTCGCTCCGCAGTACCGCTTGATGTACACCGTCGATGACCTGCTCTTCTACGGCTCGTCTCTTTGGAAGGTCGCGCGCGGCACGGACGGTCAGATCACGGACGCCGCTCGGGTTCCGTTCGAGCGCTGGGACCTCAACGCGCAGGGCGAAATCCTCATCGACAACGAGAACGTCGACGTCCTGGACGTCATCCTCTTCTCCGGCCCGATCCCGGGCGGACTGCTGACGATCGGCGCCCGCACCATCCGCGCGGCCCGCGACGCTCAGGCGACCCGCTCGCAGCGTCTCCGCAACCCCTCGGCGGTCACGGAACTCCACATCACCGACGACGCGCAGCTTGACGAGGAAGAGATCGTCGGGATCCAGAAGAACTACGTCGAGGCCCTGAGGTCCGCGAACGGCTCCGTCGTCGTCACTAAGCCGGGCATCGAGATTCGCGAGCGCGGTGACATCAAGGTCGACCTCTTCGTGGAGGTCTCGAACGCGCTCGGCGTGGAAATCGCTCAGCTGCTCGGCATCCCCTCCAACGTCATCGACACCGCCGTCGCGACGGGCAACACGTCCTCCCTGACGTACGAGAACAAGACACAGAGCGCCGAGTGGTTCGCGAACACCGGCCTCGCCTTCTGGGCTGAGGCGATCACGTCTCGCCTCTCCATGGACGACTGCGTCCCGCGCGGCACCTACGTGCAGTTCGACCTTTCCTCCGCGGTTAACACCTCAGTACAGGACTGACCATGACCACTCTCAAGGCCCAGGGCCAACTCATCACCGCTAGTGCGGATAGCAGAGTAGTGCGCTATCTGTTGCTCCCCTTCGGAGAGACCGGACGGACGTCCGCGGGCGCGATCACGGCCTCGGCCGGCTCGGTCTCCTGGCCGGAGGACGCCACGACTCTGACGGCGAACCTCGAGCACGACCCGACTCGTCCGGTCGGACGCTTCGTATCGGTCGAGGAGACGGAGGAGGGTCTCACCGCCTCGGTCCGCGTCGTCGCCAACACGGCGGGCAACGACCTTCTTGCCGAGATCGCAGAGGGCCTGCGAACGGGCATCTCCGTCGAGATCGAGAACCCGGTCATTCGCGCTGGCGCGCTGCTCGCGGGTGACCTCACCGGAGCGGGATTCGTCGTGACTCCCGCCTTCCCGAGCGCGCAACTCGTCGCATCCGACTGCGGCGACCTAGACCCCTCCGGTAACCCCGATCCCGCGTCTGAAAACGACCCCGTTTCGGTGACCCCGGAGGCCCTTTCCGCACCAACGTCTGAGGCGTCCGCCGACGACACCAACACAGAACAGGAAGTGAACGTGGACAACGCAGTTGCACCACAGGAACTCCTGGTGGCGTCGAAGAACGTCAACCAGGACAAGACCGACGCACCGGTCAACATCAAGGGATTCGCAGAACTCGTTGCGAGCCACCACAAGAGCGGCCAGGAGAACAAGCTGACCGCTGCTCTTGAGAACATCGGCATCGGTGACGTCTACGACGACATCACGCAGCCGCAGTTCCTCGGAGAACTCTGGGACGGACGCTCCTTCTCGCAGCGCTTCGCTCCGCTCGTCTCGCACGCCAGCCTCACGAGCCGCAAGGCAGTCGGCTGGAAGTTCGTGGAGACGCCGACCGTAGACGACTACGCGGGCTTCCCGGCAGAGGTCCCGACCTCGGGCGTCTCTACGGAGTCCGTCGAGGTCAACGCTCAGCGCCTCGCGGGTGGCTGGAAGCTTGACCGCGAGTTCGTGGACTTCGGTGAGTCGGCGTTCATCTCGTCGTTCTTCCGCCACGCAACGGACGACTACGCACGCAAGATCGACGCGAAGGTCCTCAACAAGATCAGCGCTTCGGCAACGGTCGTGACCGGCGGCACCGTTCCAGCGGGCATGAACGCCACCGCTACCAAGATCGTTGACGGTGCGCTCGACCTGCTCGGCCAGGACATCGTTCCGACCTTCGCGGTCGTCGGCTCGGACCTCTACCGCTCGCTGCTCCTCACCCCGAAGGACAACGTCTTCGAGTACCTGTCCAGCGCGTTCGGCCTGGAGTCCGGCAACTCGCTCGGCTTCACGGTCGTACCGTCCTCGGCCGCTGCCCTTCAGGGCAAGGTCCTCGTCGGCGCTCGTGAGTCCCTGACGCTCTTCGAGCTCCCAGGCTCCCCGATCCGCGTGAACGCTCTCGACGTCGCTCACGCCGGTATCGACGAGGCACTGTACGGCTACTACGCGCTGCTCTACACGGGTCGCGGAATCGTCTCGGTGGTCTGATGTTCCCGGACGACGGCTTCATCGGGTGGGTCCCTGACTTCGAGTACGTCTATCGACTCTGGCCCGAGGCCGCGCGCATGGACGAGTTTGAGTTGGGCTCCTACCTGGTGGCCGCCGTCCAGCAGTGCGCGGCGTTCGTCGGAATCCCTGCCGACTACGAGGGTCCAGAACTCGAGGAGCGCCATCTCATGGCGCAGGTCATGCAGGCCCGTGCGCTGTGGCGCTCCGGCAAGGCCGGTGACGCCGATCAGGTGGGCCCGGACGGATTCACCGTCACGGTCTTCCCGATGGACTGGACCGTCAAGGACCTTCTTCGTCCGAAGCGTCCGGGCTCGTTCTACTTCGGAGCGCGTTCATGAGCGCCCGCACTGAGGTTGTCGCGTTCCTCCGCGAGAACACGGACCTGAAGGTTGAGGACTACGCACCTGCGAACGCGGCTGCGATCACGGCGCCGACCGTCTACGTCACCCAGAACTCCATTGAGTGGGGTCTGACGGTCGGCCTCTTCCAGGTCGGCCTGACGCTCTCGCTCGTCGTTCCTTACGAGGACTACAAGCGAGCCGAGGACGCCCTAGACGACACGGTCTTTGACCTCCTCGCCGCGTTGGACGGCCTCCCCTCAATTACCGGGACCGCAACCCGCTCCGTCTTCGGAGACAAGGTCCACGGCTACGAAATCTCACTCACTCTTCCGCTTAAGAAGGAAACAGAGTAATGCCAGTCATCGACGTTAAGCCGCTCGTACTCAAGGACGTGACTTTCATCTCGTCACTCTCGGGCGCACCTTCCGGCACCAGCCCGGACTTCAAGAAGCACATCGACGCGGTCACCTTCACGCCGACCACGTCATCCGTGACGTGGACGGGCCTCGGCTCGAACACTCACACCGACGTCTCGACCGCCACGTGGACGTGCGTCATCAATTACGTTCAGGATTGGGAGACCACGGATTCTCTCAGCAAGTACCTCTTCAACAACGAGGGTGCGGAACTGAGCGTGGTCTTCAAGCCTCGCTCCGCTGGGACGACGACGGTCACGGCGAAGCTGGTTGCCGCGCCGGGTGCCATCGGCGGCACGGTCAACGCCTACGCGACGACCTCGGTCACGCTCGGCGTGAACGGTAAGCCGGTCATCTCCTGATGAGCCGGGTCCGCGTCGACGGGATTCGTGAGGCGCGCGCCGCGTCGTACGCGCTCCGTCGCGTCGACGCGGACCTGCGCAAGGACATCAACGCTCAGGCGCGCGGGGTCCTGAACGAGATATGGCAGGGCGAGGTCGCTGAGCGGTCGGGTCACCCGATGGACGCCAGAGTCCTCCAGAAGGGCGCCAGAGTCGCGACGGGCGCGCGTCCGTATCTCGCAGCCGCCACGTCCTCCCGCGCGCTCTCAGGTGGCCTGGTGCCCTCCGAGTCGTGGCGCGCGTTCGAGTTCGGAGCCAACCGCCACGAGCGCGTCGCTTACTCACGCACGTCACCCAAGGGCAAGCGCCACCAGGTGATCCGCAAGACCAAGCGGCAACTCCCGCAGAAGACCAAGGGCGGGCGTGTCCTGTACCCCGCCGTAGCGGCGACCGCGCCGCGCATCTTCGCGCTCTGGTCGCAGAACGCAATCCGACTCGTATTCGAAGCACTGAAGAAGGGAGCCTGACGTGGCCGGTGGTTTCAAGTTCGCTATTGACTTTGACACAAGGAATTTTAAGAAGGGCTCCGACGAGGCGGCCGACTCTCTCGAAATTCTCGGTGACGAACTAGAGAAGCTTGAGAAGGCGGACCTGGGCGACGTCGACAAGTCGTTCGAGGACGTCGCAGACGCGGCCAAGGACGCCGGTCGCGACATCGACAACAAGTTCACCGAGAAGGTGGACGACGCGCAGGACTCTGCGCGCGACCTTGAGCGGAAGTTCAAGGACGCGTTCGACAACGTCGAGAAGAACGCGGACAACGCCGGAGACAAGATCGGCAAGTCAGCGAAGGACGGTTTCAACCGGGCGAAGGAGGGCGCGGACGAGTTCAAGGACTCCGCGCGTCAGTCGGCCGAGGAAGCGGCGTCGTCGTTCGACGGCTCGCTTGAGGGCATCGCGGACTCGGCCCAAGAGATCCTTTCCGAGGCGTTCGCCGGGTTTGGTCCGGCCGGTGCGGCGGGCGGACTCATCGCGGCGATGGGTCTCGGTCTGGCGATGACCAAGTTGCAGGAGGCCGCCGACAAGATCAACGAACTCAAGGAGGAGACGGGCGACCTCGCGCTTGAGTTCAAGGAGGCGGGTGGTCGTCTCGCGGAGATGGACCTCGTCGCCAAGTTCGATGAGTGGCTTGTCGCGATTGAGGACACGAAGCAGGCGTGGGAGTTCTGGCAGGACGACGCGATCACGAACCTCGACAACCTCAACGTCGCGCTTGAGGGAACCGGCGTCTCGCTCGGGGACCTCTACAACGCGTTCTCCGAGGGTGACACGTCGACGCTTGAGGAGTACGTCGAGCGCCTGAAGGAGGTCAATCGTGAACTCGTTCCCGAGGGCCACCAGGCGAACACCGTTGCGATCAACGATGAGTACCAGGCGCGCAAGAACGCGATCAGCGAACTCGAGAAGGAGATCGAGAAGCGCCAGGAGGCCGAGGACGTCGCCTACGACATGCGCGCCGCTGAAGAGGGCGTGACTGTCGAGGTCATCAAGCAGCGTGACGCGATGCAGGAGCGCAACGCCGCGATGGAGGAGGCCGCGGAACTCAACCGCGGAATGATCGACTCCGAACTCGACTTCCTCGACACGCTCGACGAGACGACGGCGAAGTTGCAGGAGAACGCCGAGGCGGGCTGGGACAAGAACACCGCCGCGGGACGCGAGAACCTGCGTGCGCTCGGTGACATCTCCGAGGGCGCGCTCCAGTACGCGGACTCGATCACCGAGGCCGGCGGCTCTCAGGAGCAGGCCAACGCGGTCATCAACCAGGGACGCGAGCGCCTGATCGCGGCCGCACAGCAACTCGGCATGACTCGTGAGCAGGCCGAGTCGTACGCGACCTCACTCGGGCTGATCCCGAAGGAAGTCGACACGACGGCCAACGCTCACACGCAGACCGCCGAGGAGCAGCTGAACAACGTCGCGCGCAGGCGTGAGGCGGTCATCGCCGCAAAGGCAGCGGTCGCTGGTCTTCAGGAGGCCATCGACTCGGCCGCGCGCCGCGTCCGTCCCCCGACGATCTACTACCGCTCCGCAGTGGGCGCACCGAGGGCTGTTTGATGTCTCAACGATTCCTATCTCTGACCGCACCGCGCGTGCGCGTCAACTACGCGACGAACCCGGCTCCTGACGCGACGGTCGGTGATGCGGGCTACTTCTACGGCGCAGGCACGGGCGGCGTCGTGAACACGACACCGTCGTACAGCGCAGGTACGGGTGGGCTGCGAACAGTTCGCCGCACTTGGACGACACCCGGCACGGGTGACTACGGCGTCGGCTACATGGTCCAGGGCGTGATCAACGGCAAGGCCGGAGACGTCATCTGGTTCGCGTTCTCACAGCGCGCGAGCGATGCACGCAACGCCACCACGAGCGTCTACCTGACCAAGGCCGGAGAGCCCGTCGCGTTGTCGGCGCAGGCTTCCACCAACTTCGGCACGGGCTTCACGCAGCGCACCTTCAGCCGAACCGCGCCGACCGACTTTGACGGCGTGATGTTCTACGTCACCGTGCCCGGCTCGACACCGCTGCCCGCTGGCGGCTGGCTAGAGATCGGCGGAGTCCAGGTCGAGTACGCGAGCACCTTCCCCTCTAGTGCGGGCAGCACGACGCGAGCGTTCAGCGGTGACACACCTCCGGCGACCGGCGCGACAGGCTCGTGGTGGACCGGTTCGCGCGGAGCTTCGCTGTCCGTCGCGCAGCCGACCATCGAGCCGGCCGCGCTCAACGTCCCGCTCGCGGTCACGCAGTACGACGAGGACAAGACGACTCGCGGGTACGAGCTCCTACCGCTCGGCGCGACGAGCCCGGTCGTCGTCCTCGCTCCGGGCGCCGTCCGCTACACGCCGCCGTCCGGGACGCTCAAGGCGATCATGTTCCAGGACGGCGTGAACCGCTTGCAGTCGATCACGCGATCCTCCGCCGTGTACTTCGAGGACACGGACAACCCGGCTCGCTCGCGCGCGATGCACGTCCGCTCGATCAGCGTCTCGCACGTGCCCGGATTCGCGAAGGAGTACCGCGAGGTCACCCTTGAGTGGGTCGAGGTTGCCTGATGGCGGTCGACTACTCCAAGGACCACTGGCGTACAGCCTCAGCGGCGCTCTACTCACCTAGCGGAACGTTCATCCGCGACCTCGACGTGCTGCACTTCAACATCACGGAGAACTCGGACTGGGCACCCACATCGCAGGGACAGGTCGTCACCCCGTACAACGGCGTCACGACCTCGTGGGACTTCTCGATCCCACGCGTCCTCGTGCTCACCCTCTCGGCAGGTGGCCCGACAAGCACAACACCGGACTCCGCGGCGTCCACGACGTTCAAGTTCGTCGCATACAAGGCAAGCATCGACTACGTGCAACGAGAGGTAACCGTCGACGTCGCGTCCCTGGACATCCTCCTGGACTACCCGCGCTACTCCACCAGCGAGGACCCCCAGACATACGTGAAGGGTGCATCGCTCGCGACGATCACGACCAACGTGCTGAGCAACCTGGACCTGACCATCTGGGGCATCACGCGTGTCGGGAGCACGGGCACCAACCGCGCGCTCGAGTGGAAGACCGGACAGAGCGCATCCGGCTTCCTCACCGACGCCGCACGCTCCGCAGGTCGAATCATCTACGGCTCGCGCGCGGGCGCCATCACCTACGTGGACAGCGCGACCACGCTCACTCCTCCGGCAACGGGGTCAGAGGACCACCAGATCACCGACGCCACGATCCTCGCGATGTCCGCGCAGTTCGACTCCTCGAACCTCACGAACATGGTCGTCGTCCGCTACTCCGACGGTGTCACCACGTCGTCCCTCACCGGACCACGAGCCCCCACAGAGATCGGCCGACGCACCGAATACCTCAACTACAGCGACTCAACCGCCGTGACACTCGCAGGCGCGGCAGAGGCCAGCGAGTTGCTGGACCGCGTGATGACCCAGAGCCGGCTCTACGAGGTCGAGGCCATCGCGCACTACCCGCTCGCGGCTCGCCAGTGGGTCCGCCTCAACGCGCTTGGTGAAGACCGCATGCTCAGCGTCGAGTCCGTGACCTTCCAGGTGAACGGAACAATGCGCGCCGTCCTCAACCCGAACCCGTCCGGGAGTGTGTGATGGACGTCGACAGCCTGATCAAGCTTGTCGAGGCGGTGGGAACGTCGTGGCCCGCGCTGTTCCTCGTCGTCCTCGCGGGCATCTTCGTCCTGCTGTGGAAGTTCGGCAAGGACATCATCAACGCCTTGGCCGCTAACACGCGCAAGACCGAAGAGGTCCGCAAGCAGTTCAAGAACAACGGCGGCTCGACGCTTCGTGACCAGACCGACCGCATCGAGCGTGTCCTCGCGGAGCACATCGAGGCTGCCGCGCCGGTCAACGAGTGGGCCGCGCGGAAGATGGCGGAAGAGGCCGAGGCGGACAAGTGATCGTCGTCTGGACGATGTTCGCGGTCGGCGGGTTCGTCGCGGGCTGGTTCCTCTGGCAGGCGATCAGGTGGTGGCGGCAGTGGCGTTAGTTGATACGTGCATTTCGCTCCTCATTTGCTGGAGCAATTCTCTGCACTCTTGCTGAAGCCTTCGAGCGCGGGCAACCAATTTTGTAATTTGCGCTTCATCAACATCGTCCGCTTCGCTCAGGTGCTTGATCTCGCCGAGGTCCATAGACAGACCGAACGCAGTTCCGAAGATTTTCGATGTGAGGAACGACACTTCATTGCTGCCAAATAGCGAAGCCCGATCGTCCACCTTGCTGAAGGCGTTCATCGCCTCATCGAGCCGTTCGACTCCGCCCGGTGTCATGTTGAGCCAGTCCAGCGCGTTGTCCTTCGTCATGTTTGTAATGAACCAACAGGCTCGAGAGAGTTCGTGACGCGCGGCCTCGATTTCCAAGTACAAGTCACGGATGTTGTCGACAACGTGCGCGTGCGTCGCCTGCCGAATCGCATTTGCGTGACGAGCGTTCTCAGCGTCAAGCGCCGCCTTTGCTCGGACATTCTCGGCCTCGATCGCCAGAGCTGCCCGCTTGTCTTCCGCGATCTCGGCCAGACGCGCACGCTCCCGCTCAGCGACGATCATGTTCTTGCCGGTCTTCCGCTGCGCATAGATGACACCGCCAAGCGCGACGAGTGAGACGAGCAGCGGCACGAGGGTCGGACCCCAGGTCTGCCACCACGAGGGCTCGGACGCCGCAGACTCGACCACGATCGTGAGGGGATTGGGGATGGGCGGAAACAT